GATCGGACGGATCGACGGCATAGAGATCGCCGGCTGCGTACAAATCTCCCGGGGTCTCGTTTTGATTCGTGGCTATTTGAATCTTCGCGTTGATATATTGCGTCGAGGCCGAGCCAAGAACATCTGGCGCGGCAAGAAAATCTGGAATCGCTAAGATGTTCTGTCCAACCGGGACGCCGGTCGCCTTCAACGAAGCGTTGACGTAGCAATTCGCGAGATAATGCACGTTGACGTAATCGGCTGGCGCAATCTCGTAGGTTCCGCTCGCGATGACGCCCCCGTAATTCAGAACATCGGCGGTGTTCAGGAAATCTGCATCGGTGAGAATATCCCCGGCACCGCCAAGGCGAATGTTCGGTCCGTCCCGACCAACGCCGTTTGAGAAGATTCCCGGCCATCCCGCCGCCTGCTGGTCAGACTGATAGACCAGATTGGCGGTGATCATGTTGCCAGCCACCGTGATCGAAACCGGCGTCTCGCTGTAGACGTAAAGGGCCGGGACCGGCTGGCAATATGCTACGATCCAAAAAGTCCCAACCCCGAACGAAATGAACGGCGCATGCGCAACGTCGCCAACTTCTTGCGCGCCGGCGTAGGTGTCGCCGCGGAATATCTTGTAGCGAATGCCGGTGCGAAAATCCGTTACGTCATCCCACCATATTTCATCGAAATTATCCTTGAACACTAGCCGCACATTAGCGACGGGCAGCAGGGGAGAAGTCAGCGCGACGCCGGTGATCTGATAATTATAGACGGCGAGTTCATCCAGCGTTTCCGTTCCGCCGCCGTAAACGTTGAACGATTGGAATTTGAGATAAATCTTTTGTCCGATGCGGCTTTTATCGAACGGGATTTTAGCAATGCCCTGATCGAGCCGCGCGAACGGCGCACCGGCGGCGTGCACCGTCATATCGGATTCCGTTCCGAATGCTCCGCGCGACAGATATGTGAGGTCGTACTTGTATTGGGTCGTCAACGTGGCGTTTTTGTACGCGATCACTTCGCCGTCGACCCAGCAAGCCGATGCCAACGCGGCGACGTCCGCGTTTGTCGCCGGGAGCAGCGTACTTTCGCTTTGCGTCAAATCTACCGCCAGAGTGTTCGTCGTATCGATCGTCGGCGGCCCGGTTGGATCGACTGAGATTGATGCCAACGGCGCGGACAGGACACCCATACGCGCCGGTCCTTTGATCTGTTGGATATAAGCGTAGTTTTCGCCATCAAACGATGCATAGACGTTGCAGCCGCCCCACGTTGCCGGATCGATTCCGCATACCGCGGCGAAAATCTGCAAGTCGGCACCACCAAGCAACTCCGCGGTTGGTTCGAATACGATCGGCGTGGTGACATGGCCGGGAAGCTCGTTTGCGTTCCCGACAAAGCCAGACGAACCTTGACGGCCATAAAGCGGCGCACTGGCCGTGCCGAAATAGTCCTCGCACGAGAAGGTAAGCGAGCCGTCGCTGTTTTCGGTTATCTCGATCACGCGGATCGCAAAGGCATCCATCCCGGCGACGGGTCGGGTAAGAGTTAACAGATCAAGAACGTCGACCAAGATAAATGCGGCCGGCAGAGTGAACGAATAAGTCCCGGTGATCGCCTCGCGAATAAGCTGAAGGGTTGCCGAAAGATCGGCGGCCGCTGCCAAGCAGAAACAGTGCATCGCCCGCATGTCGCTCGGGCGAGCGCGATAGGCGATGATCGACGCCTCGTCTTTTCGGTCGATCGCCACCGGATTGTAATCGTTGTCACGATCGAGATATTCCAGCTTGACGATGTTGATGACGTCGCTCGGGCGCTTGATGACGATCGATACCGGCTCCTCCCCGAGATTGGCCCCACTGGAACTGCCGCCCCCTTGGGGCAATAGGATATCATTATCGGTCAGATCATAGATCGGCGAAATATCTGGCACGTAGCTCGCGGTCGCAGCCCACTGGTATGAAATCGTCACGCTGATCGATAGATCGCCGCTGCTGAAATAATATGTCCCGGTCTGCTCGTCCACCGCGTATTGACCGACCGCTGGGTTACTATCGACCCTAGCGAACGGGATTCCGGTCGAGGTATGAATGACGCCGACGTTGGCGACGAAGGTTCCGGCGTGGCTCGCGACGATGGTAAACGGCGAGACGGCAGGGATCGAATGCCCCTCGTTCGCTTGGCTGACTTGCCCGATCGCGATCGTTTCGTCACCATAGGGAACCGCATCGAGAAGTCCGCTCGACCATCTAAATTCAAAATTGCATGCTTTGGCGAGATCGGCGAAAACCTGAGACGCGGACTGCTGATCGACTAGACACGGTGAAACCAGCAGTCCTGATGCCGCGCTGTAGTTGAAGAGTTGGGCGAGCGTCGCGATACGCGACGCCGGAAATCCGATGCCGGCGAAAGCATTCGTCAGAATATCTATGATCACATCCTTGACGTTTGCGTCGGGTATGTCGGGAGCGCCGTTTCCGATCACCGATTGAATTTCGAACGAGAGGTTCGGAAGCGTGGGAGAGCTTCCGATATCGAACGGCTCGAACGCGGCGTAGGCGAGCCCGCGATAATTAAGAGCCTGATCGGGGTGTTTCGTTACGAGATAATCCCATGGCGCCTGGGTGTAACCACCCTTGAACAGAGTAAAAGAATAGGGGCTTGGCGGAGGTAGCGGCGGAGGCGGCGGATTTAATAAAATTGTCTGCCCTGCGGGCGCGCTGCCCTTGCCGTTTGCATCCCACACCGCCACAACGTCATCGATCGGGCCTTCGCATAGCCCCATCGCGACGTAGGCATAATATCGATAGGTGACACTGGGAGGAGGCGGAGGACCTCCGCCGCCCTTGCCCCCGCCGCCACCACCGCCTTGAGCTTGCTGGATCGCTACGCTGTAAAAATCTCCGTACCAGATCAAGTTCGCGGCTAGGCGGAATCGCCCCCAGCCCCACGGCCTCGCCTTGCCCTGCACCGAGCTTTGAATGCGTAGCCCAGACGCCGGCGGCTGAGGTGCCGCGTTCGGTGTAGTCTGTGAACCGCCGAACAGCCATGATCCCATGACTCACCACCGCGTAAAGAAACGGCGAGCTTTGGCGCCAATAGGGCCGATGCTCCCGTCGCTCTCTAACACGCATCGGGCGCCGCGGTAGGCGTGAACGATTCGAGGCCAGCCTGGATCGACAATGATTGCTCCATGCGCGAAGGTCCGCCCGACCTTGAATATCACCATGTCGGCTGGAATGGCGTCGGCCTGATTTATCTCTCTCGCGTATTGCAGAACATATTCGACATATCGTTCCTGGTCACGATGAAGAAACCATTGCTCGGGGTAATCGCCAAGATCGAGCAGAGGGACGAGGCCGGCTTCCTCAAAGACAGCGGCGATGATCTGGGCGCAGTCAACACCTTCGCCTTTTACTTTTGACCTATGATGATATGGAGTCAAAATCCATGATCGAGCTATAGCGACGACCCGATCGCGTTCTTGTTTTTCTTTCGGGTCCATCAGAGTGTTCCATAGATGAAGATCAAAGTGCAGTTTCTGGTGCGGGTATAAATGGATCACCGCCATAGTTTACCAGATTGGCGAATGCGGTGCACGATGGAATGTCTTTGTTGCAGCCCGGATATGCGGAAAACGTATCCCCGGCAACGATGTCAAACGGAAGCGGATGCAGCAAGGAAAACGATCCCGGGGTCCATGACGTGACGAAGCGAGAGAACCCCGAGTTTAATCCGCTCAACATCACGATTCGCCCGAGCGTGTATGTTCCTGATCCAGCCGGCGCGGCGACGCTCGATTTTATGACCGCCCGGGTCGATCCGCCAAGGCAGACGCCAGCCACGGCAAACGTGGAGGCCAACAGTCCGCACCCGAGATCGAACAGGGTGTGGCGGCATCCGGCTTGATAAACGTTGATCGGGATGCTTGTCGTGAGCAGAGCGCGATAGTCCTCAAGTGTCACCGCCACGATGAGGTCACCCACATCAACCTCGGCCGGCTGTCCGGCGAAGATCGTCAGAACACCGACCGGCGACGCGACGGCCTGATACGGCTGCGGCCATGCCGCGAGATAAGCTCGATCGACCTGCCAGTCAGCTCCGTACAATGCTCCGCCGCGCGCGGCCTGCGCCCAAGGAACGGTCCCAATCTTGTCGGGGGCAATCTCGCCGGTGAATTGATCGGTGAGACGCGGGGCGAGAACGACGAGCCAGTTGTCGAGATCAAGCCCGCGCTTCCAATGACCAGTCGCGCGCGACGAATCGGTGTCGACCCGGATGCCTTTCGAACTCCAAGTCACGCCGTTGACTTTTATGTCGACGTCGGCGTCGGTGAATCTCAGCGTGCCGAGGCCGCCGGAAAGAACAACGGTATGAAGTTGGCATTGAATGAACTGCCCTCCATTAAGCAGAGCGGCAAGTGCGCCGGGGCTGGTTTCATAGATTGGCGTCTTCATATTTTTTCACTGTCGAATGCTATTTTTTTTAACTCCCACAAATTATACGTGAACTGCTCAAATGTCGCGCTATCCTCGGCAAATCGACAAATCCAAGCGAACGTCCCGGTCCATGTCAGGGCATGGCCTGCGACAGGGGCGACGGCGAAAGTCACAAGTCCGGTCGCATTGATAGAATAGTTTGCCGGAGTGGAAAGGGCGCTCCCGTTGTCATAGATTGTCGATGTCAGCGGCGCGAACACGGGATCGAGCCAAATATTTGCGCCGGTTCCTGTGATTGAGCGCAGCAACTGAAATTCTGTAGTCGCTCCATCGCCGGTTCCAAACGACTGAGTCGTCACAGAGCCATCGTCGGGATCGACAAACTTCCAAGGAATCGCCCGGCCGTTCACGCGATTGTAGAACGCCAGCAGCGTTTGATATTCAAGTTTCGCAGCGGCTGTTCGCAGAAAATCATAGCCCAACTCCCACCGATAGAGCGGGTATGAATAGCGTGCGAGCGTCGATACCTTGCCGGAAAACGACCGCTGAAAATCAGTCTTCCATTGCGGCGTTTTCGTTACCGGATAAATAACGCCGGGGAGCGCTGGGAACGTAAGCAACGTCATGTCGCCGGCCTCATACTAGGCTGCCGACTGAATTTCCCCGCTACGGTGCGCGCCAAAGCATCGCCATGTTCGGCAAAGAACGAGGACACGTCTCGCGAATCAAACGATTTGATCGTGAAATGAACAGATGGCGATTGACCATTACCTGTATTTTGCGACGCGGGAATAATGCGTTCCCCTTGGTGAACGATCGCTAGACCAGTGTAAGGCACGAAGTTGGTGCCGACCTCGAACTTCGGAACGTTGGCAAGCTGCGCCAATATGGTCGCCTGGCCGGCTTCCGCAGGACCGACTGCAGCCGGTCCCATGATCGGCGCCAAGTTGGCAAAGATTCCAGCAAAGACCTCCGCCGCATCGGCCGTAA